CGATCTAGCGGGCTGAGTGTGGGATAGTTCCGAACGTAAATTGTTCCGTCTGCCCCGGTCTGATCGGCCCCGTAATCCTTTTGTCTTCGGGAATTGGCGTAGTCGATCCTGCCCCAGAGGTATTCGGACGGGGTAAAGGTTTCCTCTTCCTGCCCGTTCTCGGTGTTCTTGGTTACGCTTCTTGTGAGTCTGCGTAGCCTGTCGTAATAATCGCCTGAAAATGTCGCCATTATTGCCCCCAATCGCCTACAAGCCCGGTCTTGAACTGATCGCAGATAGCCTTGAATCCCATTGGAACCGTCTTCAAGTCTTCGGGGCTATGGCTGTTTCGTTGTTCGTAGTAGTGTGCTGCCAGTAGCTTGATTCCCACTTTCACCATTTCGGGTACGGCGTTGGTATCTGCCCAGCCAGCAACGAAGGTAACGTAAGCGTTTGGAGTCTTGTTCGGGCTTGTCGTGGGGTAGCTGTCCAGCCAGACACTAGCGGGAAGGCTGATTGCGTCTTCGTGATACTCGGTTAGCTCGGTTAGGTTGTCGTTTTGATCGTAGTAGTAAAAATCCTCGATGCTCGTTACGTTGCCCCGCATTAAGTACACTGGCCCCGTTAGATAGTAAACATGCTGGCGTAGGGTTGTGGGCAATACAATTCGGCCCGTATAGCTCTCGAAGAATTCCCTCGCTGCCTTGATGAATCCTGTAAGCAAGGCATCTTCGCTATCGTCGTTTAACCTCAAATGGGCTTTTAGTTCGTTTAGCGTTACGGGTTCGCTCTCTGGCGGGGTTACTACTTGAATCTGGTACATGCTCTATTTATGCTTCAGAATAGAAAAACCCTCTGAGTAGTAACGCACTAAGCAGAGGGTTTGATATGAAAGCAAATGCCTAGTTATCTATGCTCTTGCTTTCTGAAATTGGAAACAGATACCCAGCAATAGAGTAGTAATCTGCCCCGAAAAATAGAAAACCCTTTCCCCCGGAGCTAGAATGTAGGGGGAAAGGGTCAAGTTACGCATAATAATTGGAGAAAAATTATGGCATACTTATATAGTGTTCTGCCATCATTTTTCTTTCAAAATTATGGAGTGTTGTATCCAGCCATCGCCTTGACGCAACCGCTATGCCCAATGTAACGGCCATCGGTACGCATCAAAAGAACAAAGCCAATTTGCCCCGTAGCCATATAGAGTTGATCCAAACGGGCTACGCTGAGACTTGGCCCAACGTCCCGAATTAGATACTTGCTCATATCCCCGAAAAGCATGATCTTATCGGTTTCATCAATGCCACTGGCCCAAGGTTCAAGCTGGTTGCTCACATAGACGGGATAGCCGAAAATGCGGTCTGGTTCGCCTACTTGTACGCTTGGTTGCCAAATGTAATTGTTGTTATCGTCCTTAACCTTGCGAAGCTCGGCTAGGGTTGTATCGTGCATTAGGAAAGCCCCATTGCTCCGATATGCCTTGTCTACGCTATGAACTAGGTCAATAACTTTATCGAAGGTCAATGCGTTGCCGCTGGCGAGTTCAACCGAAGCGGAAGCGGAATTCAAACCTTCTGGCTGAGTAGTACCATTGCCCCCGATGAAGTGGGCTTCCTGTCCTCTGGCCATTCTTTCCGCCAACAAGTCAGCAAGAAGGGCTTCAATGTCTACGGCAGAGTCTTGGAGCAATTCGAGAGAAACAAGTACCGTTGGGGAAGCGTATTTCCAAGCCTTAACCGTAACCTTGTCAAATGTCGGGTCTACGTTGGTGGCAATGGAACCGGCTTCGCCTACGATTGCTGCTACGTTGCTAATGTCCGATACTCTGGGGTAATCAAGATCGGCCCCGCTGTCAGTGGTCAAGACTTTGGCAACATTCCGAATTTCGCTGTAGTATTTGAGTTGTTTTTCGATTTCGCTTGCAAAATTAACTGGTACAGTGTGGCCCCCAGCAGAACCGGAACCTTTGGCTAATGCCCGTACTTCAAGGCTTCCGCTGCGAAGGTTGATTCCGTAATTTGCGGCCCGTACTTCGTCGTCTACGTTGAATTTGCCCGTACCAGCCAAAGCCCAGCTACGAATTGCCTTCTTGCGGTCTTCGGGGTTCAGGTCGGAATTACTGAATCGTGTAGACTTGGTTTTTCGGCCTTGGGATTCCCTTAGCTCGGCTTCTGCTTTCGCCAGCTTCTCTTTCCGCTCGGCGTCCTCGGCTTGATCGGCCATTTGATCGGCTTGGGAAAACATGCCGTCTACTTGGGCTTTTTCCTCGGCTGTAAGCTCTCGTTCGTCAGCTTCGGCATTGTCGATAATGACTCTGGCGTTAGCGATTAACTTTGCTCTTTGCTCTCTTAATTCTTGGCTTTTATACATCAATCTCCTATAGGAATGAAATTGTTAACAACGCTATCTATGCTTTTTGCTTTCATATTTTTTCTCTGAGAATCAGTTTGTACTTGTAAAGTCCTGTTTTGCTTCTCATGCCTAGCTTTGTGGTTTGATATGCTGGCAATACAACCGGCCCCAATTCGTATAAGTCAATATCGGTTAGCTCTCTAGTGTCACTGGCCCAGCTTTCCCCTTTTTCGGGTACTGTGAATGTGAATGAAGCCCCTAGCAAATCGCCTCTTAAAGCCAATTCCCTTACTTCGTTTCCGGTCTGGGTATCGGGTAGCAAGACTTCAAAATATAGCCCTACCTTGTCTTCTCTTATGTTTAGGGTTTGGCTACTTGTTCTGCCCAATAATTTGTTTACGTCATGGTTGTAGCAGCAAAGAATATCCTTGTTCTCGCCTAGTGTTCTTTGGAATGCTCCCGGTCGTACCACTTCAGTAAAGGTTCTTCCGTAGTCCCGTATCTCGGTAGGGCTGTTGAAAATGGCAGCATAACCCCAAAGTTTGTTTTCCTTCGTGTCGTAGCTGGTTCTTATTGCCCGTTGCTCATGCTTGTTCATTGGCCCCCTGTATTGGTTCTGGCTGTACTGGTAATGGTGGTAGGTTCTCTTTGGCCCGTACTTCGTCCACTGTCAGGAACCCATTCGTAAGGGCTGTAGCGTAGGCAGAATAGCGGGTAGATATGTCGGCCCGAAGCAAAAGCGTAGTATCAAATTCGACGTAATGGGTAGGCTTGTCTATTTCGCTAAGCAGCTTCTTTTCCAGTTCCTTTTCCCACTTGATAAGCCAAGGTCTTAGCGTTGTAGTCAAGTAGTCTGTATTAAGCGTTTCGAGATTACCCCAAGTAGCCTTTTCGAGACTATGTAATTTACTTGGCGGACAATTGAGGAAACGGGCTACTTCGTATACAAACCAGTTCAAAATATCCTTGTACTGGCTTTGCTCGTTCGTGAGTTGAAAGGGAGTAAATACTAAGCCCTCTTCCAAGATCGCTACTTTCCCTACGTTGTCTGTGCCTTGGTGTAGCTGATTCCAAGACTTTCTTAAATTATCTCTGGCGGTTTCGTTTAGCTGGCCTTGGGTTTGGAGTACGCCAGAGGGTCTAGCAGCGTTCCCGAAGAAACTGGAACCGTACCTTTGTGCAGCTATTCCGAAGCCCAGCGTTTCCCTAGCCACTTGAAGCAGCTTGTAGCCTACGCTTCCGTCTGCTGAAAGCCCCGGAACATGCAAAACGTCATAGCTCGATAGAACTACGCTTCCTTGTGCTGTGGTGACTTCGTAAGCCAGTTCCCCTTTCTCGGTTCTGCCTACCTTCACGTTGCCCGGATGAATTGGCCAAAGGGCTACGGGTTCCCCTGCGTTTGTGCGTTCAATCTCCGCAAAGGCATTCCCGAAAAGAAGGGCATGGCTTTGGAGAGTTTCAAAGAAGACTGGCCTTGTTTGCTCTAGATTCGGGCTTTCGGTCAGAAGGGCATGAATCGGGTTACTGGTAGCTATTTCCCGTTGCTGGCCTACTTCCCGGTACAAGACGGGTTCCAAGCTGCCTACGTCTTGGCTGATTACCTTGATTCCGCACCACAAAGCCGAAATGCCAAGGGCTGTTTCTTCGGTTACGGAAACGCCAGAACGGGTAGGGCTTTCGATGAATCCCCCCAGCTTGGCTAACTGATCGTAAGTTATGGCCCGTTTAGTCTCTTTCTTTTTGAAAATGTCCCATATGCTCATAGCCCTATTTAGTCGGGTAGGGTTCAATTTTGAGCTAATGGGCAAGACAGAAAGAAAATTGAGCTAATGGGAAAATTGAGCTATCCGGACCCATAGGGAGAAAAATTGAGCTAATGGGCAATCAGGATCAAAGAATAAAAAGCCCTCTTCCTTCGTATACCGATTTCCGCTGTCCGATTGCCCCGGCTTCCATCGCCCTTCCAAATGCCATTAAACTTGATACGGTCGGGTCGATCTTGTCTGTACTTTTATCCTTGCTCGGCTTGCAGTTCCCGTAACTGTCTACGTCTAGCTTCGTGTTGCCCAAAGCCCAGCGAAGCAGCTTGTTTTTTCCATCGTGCTTTATTCGTTGCTCGGTTACGGCTATCTCGAATTCCTTCATTGGGGCAGTGTAATACTTGTGGTTCTGGGGCTGTCTAAATACCGTAATGCCTTCCGCTTGAAGCTGGGAACATAATTCAATTGCGTTATATTGATCGAAAATAATTTCTTTTAAGTTGTACTTGGTTCTGAGGCTGAGTAGGTATTCTTTTATTTTTCGGTAATCGTTAACGCTGCCCTTGGTTATTGTCATGTTTCCTTCTGCTGCAAATGCCCGGTACTTAGGTAAGTTTGTTTGCTCTCTTCGCTTAACTCCCTCTTCACAAACCCAAGAATGAGACTTCAAATAATACTGCTTTTCGGGAAGTGCGAAGACAAGAGAAACGCTACAAGGGTCTGCTACTTGGCTTAAATCTACTCCCACGAATAGCGGGGCTTGCTGTAGTTCATGCTCGGCAAGTGGGCTTACGCATCGGTCAAACTTTACTGGATCAATGTAGCTGTCTTCACTTTGACACCATTGGTTAAGCCTGTAGCGTCGGAAGGAAAGTAAATCAGCTTGGCCCCCTTGCTTTGCTCGTTCGTAGTCCCTTCTAAAGTCTTCCTCTGTGAAGCTTACTCCCAAGCTGGGGTTTGCTAGTCGCCATATTTTCGGGTCTTCAATGTCGGCTTCCTCTGGAACCGTACAAATGAACGGGAAAAGGCTTGTATCGAGAATGCTCCCGTCCTGTACCCCTTGTGCATACTTGAAGATTTCGTACCAGAAATGCCCTTGATCGCTCCCAGCCGTGGAACAATTAACGAAAATGCCCCTACGGGCTACTGTGCTGTATTCAAGAGAACGGTACAGCCTATCGCTTGTGTGGGCGTGCGTTTCGTCAATGACGCAAAGGCTTAGGTTCTCGCCTTCGGAAGCCCCAGCGTCAGCGGAGAAAGCCCGATACCTTGCGTCTTTGCTTCGGCATCGGATTTCCTTATGGCTGTCCAGACATTTACAGACTTGGCTTAGCCTCTTGTTCGCTCGAATCGAAAAGGCTAGTTCTCGGTAGACTTGCCCCGCATTCTCTCGGCTTGTGCTGGCGGATACAACGAATGGAGAGGGGCAGAGATTGCCAAGTAAACCGTAGGCGAGTAGGGCGGATACGATTACCGTTTTGCCTTGCTTCTTTGCCGTACTGATTGTGGCCCTACGGAATCGGTAGCTGTGATCGGGCCTTTTCCAGCCAAAGAGGTTACTTACTATGTCCCTCTGCCAGTCGAGTAGCGTAATCGTTCTGCCAATAGTGGAAGGGGTAACGTAGCTCTCGATAAATTTGATTGCTCTTTGTGCGGCCTCTGGATCGAAGTAACAACCCTCTTCTAGTGCCTTTTCATCATTAACATTCATGCTCTATTTAGGCTTTATGGCGTAAATTGTGGCAATTCTTGCAAGTAGCCTTGTAGTCTTGAAGTGATCTAGCGGGATAAACTAAGTGGTCTGCTTCTGTTGCCCAGCCTGTACAGCCTTCAAATTGGTATTCACAAATTGGACGTTTAGCTAGTAGCTCTTTGCGTAATGCTTGGTGAGTCTTGCCGTAGACGTGGCGGTTACGTTGCGGGGGCTTCCTGTACTTCGGCTTGCTCGGTACAAGTGGCGGAATTTCGTTACAATCCAAATTCATCCTTTTCCGCTTCGGGTTCAGGTTTGATTGCTTTATCTGTACTCATTCCGAAGCCTCTGGCGTAAAGCTGATACCACTTCATTAGGGCAAAATATCTTATCCAGCCGTTCTTTTCTTCTCTGGGGTTTAGCTGGGTTAGTTCTGAATATGCTTTGCAGAGGATTACAAAAGAATCAAAGGTAGCCTCATTCAGTAGCCCTTGCCGTTTTAATCGGGGGCTATGTCTTTTCCAGAATTCGGAAGCTATCGAGTCTAATTCTTTCGGTTTGTTCATTGTGCCTTATTGTGAATTCAAATTTTTTCGTGATTGAGAGGCGGGGCGGTCAGGAAGCCTACCTAGCAAAGTTTTTTTCACTTCATTTGCTCTGGTTCGGCCCATTTTCTGACAATGTTTACCAATACAGCTAAGCCCGCTGCTACCACTGGCCCCATTGCCCCGAAGTCTACGCTTGTGATCGCTTGGCTTGCGTAGGTTAAGAATGCCCCAGCAGCAGCAATACCAGCCCCTTTGATTATGCTTATCCATTTCTCTTTATTCATCTTCTACCT